TTCTTACAACTTACAGCATATGCAATAGCACATAATGAAGTGCATGGTACAGACATACGTGAAGGACATATCTTTATGTGTAGTCGTGCAGGTGAATATCAACAGTTTGATCTGTGGCCAGATGAGTTTACAGAATGGGAACAAGAGTGGTGGAGTAGGTGCCGCCAGTATTACGAAAAGAATGGCTAAATACTACTAGCATTACTAGGAGTAACACATGGCCGTTGTACAGATATCTCGTATTCAACACAGACGTGGTAGAAAAAATCAAGGAACAGGTTTGCCGCAATTGGCATCAGGTGAGTTAGGTTGGGCAATTGATACCCAAGAACTTTACATTGGTAACGGTGCAGCATCAGAAGGTGCGCCACAAGTTGGTAATACAAAAATCTTAACTGAAGCAGATGACCTGCTTACCACAGCAGGTGATTATGCATACAGACGTGGAGAGATACAAACAGGCGAAGCAATTAGTGCTCCAGTTGAAAGAACACTACAGGAAAAACTAGATGATATTGTAAGTATTAAAGATTTTGGTGTAGAAAGCGGCCCAGATGATCAAACGGTTAAAATACAACGAGCAATTGATCAACTGTTTTTAAACCCTGCATCAAAAGGACTTGCAAAAAGTCGTATTAAATTGTTTTTTCCAGCTGGTGAATATGTAATTGGCGGCGATGGTTTGAGAATACCTCCTTATGCTACATTGGTTGGTGATGGTATAGATAAAACAACTATAACCAGTAATGCAAGCAATCCGCCAGCACACATTTTTAGAACTGTAAATGAAACCAGCGTACCAGGATCATATGCAGATCCTAGCACAACTGATTCGACTAACATGGCTAGAAACATCAAAATTAGCGGTATGAGTTTAGAACACACCAGTTATGGAGGTGCTATTTTACTTGAAAATTGTAAAGACAGTATATTTGAAGATATAAAAATTAGAGGTGATTGGGGCAACGGACTAGCCGTAAATAGTTTTGGTTTACCGACTAGTAATTGGATTGGAATTTATCTATCCAACGGTTCTGTCGCAACTGCAACTACAGATAACAACATTTTTAATAATATACAAATGCAAGAACTATCTTGTGCAGTGTGGAGTGATTATGATATAAATTACAACAAGTTTGTTAACGGTAAAGTTAACACTTGCGGTTATGGTTTTGTGTTAGGCGGCGATACACTTGGTGTGTTACCAATAGGAAAACAATTAGGTGCAAAACACACTCTAGTAAAAGATTACGTTTTTGATGCTGTTGACAAAGAAGGCATTTATATTCGTAACGGTAATTTTAATAGAAGTGAAAGTAACACATTCTTAAATGTTGGTAGAGACAATAGTGCTAGTGTAGTTGTTACTCCAGTTATCAATTTCTTTCGTAATGATTTAGCAAACCAACTTGCAGATGCTGATTACAGAGATGCAGATGATAACAGCAGTGTAAATGATTACTTTCAACGCACACAAGAGTTGACTGTTGATCCGCTTTACTTCTCTCAAGATTACCTACCAGAAGTAAAAGGCAGTAAACGTGTTACTTTGAGTTTTCCAGCTAGACGCTCAATTGGTCCAGTTTTAGCAACAGGAAGTGATGTCAGCACTGATGGTGAGACAATTATTCGGTTACCTGCTGATGCTGATCGTGGCACTATTGAGCTTGAATATTTTTATAAAGCAGATACTGATCCAGGCCCTGTATATCAAAATGGTACTATCAAAATTTTGTACAACAAATTGTTTGGTGGCACCGATGCAGTGAGTTTCAACGAAGATTACATCTTCACCGGTAACCCTAGTAAAGCTGGACTATTGGTGTTTGGTATTAGAGGAAGTTCTTTCCAAGGTAGTAACGCAAATGAAATCCATTTAAATGTATTCAATACTATTATTGATGCATTATCTCCAGTTGACGATGAGCTAGAATTCACAATCAAATATATAGCATAATGGTTGATAAAAATTTATTTGACAGAATCAAACTCTGGCGTGCTTTTCGCGAACAATTAGAAACAGCAGAAAATCCATTATTGGATGTAATTTATTTTTGGAACAATGTGCCTATCAGTAACATTGCTGCTGATCCATATGACAAGACAACATGGCCAGATCCTTGGGAGTTGCTCAAAGAAAACACCTACTGTGAATTTACAAAAATTCTTGCAATTTATTATACATTACAGTTAACTGACCGTTTTTCCCAGAGTGCTTTTGAGATACATATTGTACTAGACAAAAAAGAAAGTGCAATGAAGTATCTTCTTTTTGTTGACAATCAAGCAATAGGATACTATTATGATAGGAGCGTTGACACAAATGATTTACCAACTTTGGAATGTCAAATGCGATACGATACACTACCTACCTATTAATAAATACCTGATAACTAAAAAATAAAGGATAAAAATATGATTCAAGTTACCAAGCGTGACGGACGCCGTGAGCCGTTAGACATCGAAAAATTACACAAAGTTGTTTTTTATGCTACAGAAAATATTACAGGCGTCAGTCCAAGCGAGGTAGAAATTAAGAGTCAAATTCAGTTCTTCAATGGTATGAAGACCAGTGAAATCCAAGAAACACTGATCAAAGCAGCAGCAGATCTTATCAGTGAAGAAACACCCAACTATCAGTTTGTAGGTGGTAGACTGATCAATTATGCATTGCGCAAAGAAGTTTACAACGGCTACGAGCCATGCACAGTAAAAGAGTTGGTAGAGCGTAATACAGAACGTGGATTTTATGATCCAGAGCTGATCACATACTATGATGATGATGAGTGGGAAAAGATCAACAGCTTTGTAAAGCACGAGCGTGATGAGAACTTGACCTATGTTGCTATGGAGCAGTTGCGTGGTAAGTACCTGTGTCAGAACAGAGTAACAGGTGAAATCTTTGAAACACCACAGATGTGTTATGTATTGATTGCCGCAACACTATTCCAAGGTTATCCAAAAGAAACAAGACTACGCTGGGTAAAGGATTATTATGATGCAATATCTCTACACGATATTAGTTTACCTACTCCTGTTATGGCTGGAGTTAGGACACCACAACGTCAGTTTAGTTCATGTGTCCTTATCGAATCTGATGATAGTCTTGATAGTATCAATGCTACTAGTGCCAGTATCGTTAAGTATGTAAGTCAAAAAGCAGGTATTGGAATAGGAGGCGGTGCTATTCGTGCTATTGGATCTCCAATCCGCAAAGGTGATGCTTATCACACAGGTATTATTCCATTCTACAAAATGTTCCAAGCAGCGACAAAGTCATGTTCGCAAGGCGGTGTTCGTGGCGGCGCAGCAACAATATACTACCCTGTGTGGCACCTTGAAGTAGAAGACATGCTGGTACTGAAGAACAACAAAGGCACAGAGGAAAATCGTGTGCGTCATATGGATTATGGTGTACAGTTCAACAAATTGATGTATGAACGTTTGATCAGCGGTGGTGACATTACACTGTTCTCGCCTAATGATGTTCCAGGATTGTATGAAGCATTCTTTGCAGACCAAGACAAGTTCCGCGAACTGTATGAAACAGCAGAGCGTAATACACGTATCCGTAAAAAAACTGTTCCAGCAGCACAGCTATTCAGTGCGTTTATGGAAGAGCGCAAAAACACAGGACGTATCTACTTACAGAATGTTGACAATGCAAACGACCACGGCAGTTTCTTACCTGATGTTGCTCCTATTCGTCAATCAAATCTTTGTGCTGAGATTGATTTGCCAACAAAGCCATTAAATGATTTGAATGATCCAGAAGGTGAAATCAGCCTTTGCACATTGAGTGCAATCAACTGGGGCAATGTGCGCACACCTGCAGACTTTGAAAAGGCTTGTACTCTTGCAGTGCGTGGGTTAGATGCGTTATTGAGCTATCAAGGTTATCCAATCCTTGCTGCGAGACTTTCTACAGAAAAACGCCGTCCTATTGGTGTTGGTATTATTAACTTTGCATACTGGCTAGCCAAGCAAGATTTATCGTATCAAAATATTACATCAGAAGGTTTGCAGTTAGTTGACGAATATGCTGAAGCATGGTCATACTATCTAATCAAAGCAAGTGCCGACTTGGCAGCAGAGCAAGGTGCTATTCCTGGTGTAATGGAAACAAAATACGGACACGGCATTACACCTAATCAAACATATAAAAAGGACGTAGATGAACTAGTGCAGCACCAAGAGCGCATGGACTGGGCAGGATTGCGTGAACAGTTGAAAGAGACTGGCATCCGTAACAGCACACTGATGGCATTGATGCCAAGTGAAACCAGTGCGCAGATTGCAAACGCTACAAATGGTATTGAACCCCCACGCAGTCTTATCAGTGTAAAGCAAAGCAAGCACGGTGTTCTAAAACAGGTGGTACCAGAGTTCAAGCGACTGAAGAACAAGTATGATCTACTGTGGGATCAACGTAGTCCAGAAGGTTATTTGAAGATCATGGCTGTGTTGCAAAAGTATATTGATCAAGGTATTTCAGTAAACACAAGTTACAACCCTGTGTTCTTTGATGACGAAAAGATTCCAATGAGTACCATGTTACAACACATGTTGATGTTTTATAAATACGGTGGTAAGCAACTGTATTATTTTAATACACATGATGGGCAAGGCGAACTTGATGTAAGCAAACTTGTCGGAGAAGCAGAAGAAACACCAATCAATGGTGCACCTGTTGAAGACGATGAGTATTGCGAAAGTTGTGTGATTTAACTTGACATGCTGGTGAGGATATGTTACAACAATAAAAAAGGATAATGATATGAGTGTTTTTGATACTGCTAACCGTGCAGACCATACTAAAGTTTTGGCATTTCTTGATCCAACAGGTGGGCCAACTATTCAGCGTTATGACACGCTAAAGTACAAAAGTTTTGATCAGCTTACTGACAAACAACTTGGTTTCTTTTGGCGTCCTGAAGAAGTTGATATCTATAAAGATGCAAAAGACTTTAAGGGCCTAACCGAACACGAGCAACATATCTTTACATCAAACTTGAAACGCCAAATTCTATTGGACAGTGTGCAGGGACGTGCACCAGTAGAAGCATTTGGTCCTGTGGTAAGTTTGCCAGAACTTGAGAACTGGATCCAAACTTGGACATTCAGTGAAACTATTCACAGTCGCAGTTACACTCATATTATCCGCAATGTATACAGCAATCCAAGCAAGATCTTTGATGAGATGTTGAATATTGAAGAGATTGTAGATTGTGCAGGAGACATTTCAAAGTACTATGACGAGCTGATTGAAATGTCAGGCTACTTCAACTTGTTGGGCGAAGGCACTCACACAGTAAACGGCAAGAAAGTCACAGTTGATTTGTACGAACTTAAGAAGCGCATTTGGCTTACACTTATGAGCGTGAACATTCTAGAAGGTGTGCGTTTTTATGTGAGTTTTGCCTGCTCATGGGCATTTGCAGAGCTGAAGAAAATGGAAGGCAATGCAAAGATTATCAAGCTGATTGCTCGTGACGAAAACTTGCACCTAGCAAGCACACAGATGTTGCTGAAGTTGTTGAAAAAAGATGATCCAGACTATGCAAAGATTGCAGATGAAACAGAAGCAGAATGCGTTCAAATGTTTGTAGATGCAGTTGATCAAGAAAAAGCATGGGCAGACTATTTGTTCAAAGATGGTTCAATGATTGGCTTGAACACCGAACTGTTGTCACAATATGTGGAATGGATTGCAACACGCCGCATGGGCAATGTTGGATTGAAATCACCATACAGCATCAAGAACAACCCGCTTCCTTGGACACAAAAATGGATTTCAGGTGCTGATGTACAAGTAGCACCACAAGAAACAGAAATCACAAGTTATGTATCAGGTGGTACAAAACAGGATGTGAGCACAGACACATTTAAAGGATTTTCACTATGATTTATATTTGGGGTAAACCAGCATGTCCATCATGCCTAAAAGCAAAGGCAATGTGCGAAAAATATAACTATCAGTTCGAATACAGAGAACTAGGAAAAGACTTTGATAGAGAAGAAGTTCTAACAGAGTTTCCAGAAGCACGTACCTTTCCACAGATTGTTGTAAACGGTCTTAAAGTTGGAGGCTACGAGCAATTTGTAAAATATATCGAAGACACAGGCTATAACGGAACAGGATATACCTTATGATTATTGAAACGCCGTACAAGGCAAACGACACAGTTACAGTTAAAACCACAGGCGGCGATGAGATTGTTGCTCGCTTCAAAGAAGAAGATGCTGTTAGTATTACATTAGAAAAACCGTTGGCACTAATGGCAACACAACAAGGCATGGGTCTTGCACCATTTGCATTTACCATTCCACAGGACGCAAAAATCAAACTAAATAAGAGTGCAGTGTTGTTTGTTCACAAAACTGAAAACGATATGGCAAAACAATATGTGACCAGCACCACAGGAGTTCAGTTAGCCTAGGAGTATAAATGCCATTAGCAGCAAGAGAAGACGATACGTGTTCAACAGGACATTCAGGAGACGGTTCAACTAATATTGATACCCCTACTCTTAATAGCACTGTATTCATAGAAGGAAAACTTGCTGCTCGACTCGACGATTACACTGATAGTCATTCTACTGGCTCGGATTCACATACAGCACAGATTAGCAGTGCATCTGAGCATGTTTATATTACAGGTAAAAGGGCAGCACGGTTAGGTGATAATGTTGACAGTGGCTCGATTACTGGTAGCGCAACCTATACCTATATCGGTTGACATCACACAAAACTTATATTATTATACAGCATAGGCAATAAGAAAGGCAAACTATGAATAAGATTATTTTGACAGATTGTGATGGCGTCCTTCTTAACTGGGAATATGCGTTTTGTATTTGGATGGAGCAGCATGGCCACACACAGATTGCAGATGGTAACAAAGAATACAACATCGCAAAACGCTTTGGTATCACAGAAGATATTGGCAAGCAACTTGTAAAACAGTTTAATGAAAGTGCTGCAATGGGCTTCCTACCTGCACTGCGTGATGCTCGTTTTTACGTAAAACGGCTACATGAAGAACATGGATACGAGTTTCATTGTATTACCAGTATGAGTTTGGATCCTAATGCTAAAAAGTTACGTCAAATGAATCTTGATAAGATGTTTGGACCTACAGCATTTCCTGTACTCCATTGCTTAGATACAGGAGCAGACAAAGACGAGTTCTTAGATGAACATTATGGCGATACTGGTTATTATTGGATCGAAGACAAAACTGCAAATGCTATAGCAGGACTTAATGTTGGATTAAATCCTATCTTGGTTGAACATGGTTGGAATATGAATGATGACTTGCTTGTTGGAATCAAGAAGGTAGTTAAATGGAAAGAGATCTACGATCATATTGTAAATGGATGATGATATTCACGATAAGTTGAAATATCTTTTTGCTCTTTATGTACAAGAAAGTGAAAAGTTTGAAAAAGAAGGAGTTAAGGTCAGTGCCGTTAGAGCACGGCAAGCCCTTAATGATTTAAAGCCACTTATTACTCAAAGACGAAAACAAATACAAGATAAGAAAAACGATCTATAAATAAATACACTATAGAGGTTTTGATATGATAACATTAGATTTAAAAACAACACAACAAATTGCAGGATGGATTGAACAAGAGTATCTAGTTAGTCCTATTTCTATATCTGAAACAAAAATAGTTTATGACAGATGCGTTATTGAAAAAGCAAAGCCTGGTATGTTTAAACAAACCACAGTCGATGATCAATGGCGTGTTGAAAGAACAGGTCACACCGAAGATTTTATGCGCAAGGAAGAACTTGAGCAACAACTAGATGCAGGCGGCGGCTTGCTTTATTTTATCATTCCTATGGATAGACATTGGTAACCTATGTTAGCGCATAAACTGTAACACTTTTGTAAATACAGTATGTTGAGAAACGACCTTAAAGAAGAATACAGAATATTCTATATGGTTAAAGGCCACCTCGACGCATCACCTCAAACAGTAATAGAAAGTTACAACGGATATTTTCGTCGACTATGGTTCGATGGAAGTAACGGCGCACCTTTGTACGACTATGAAGAACAGTTCGAACAAGCATGGAGTGACAGACAGAATGGTTTCACGGAAGATACAAGAACTTAGTAACGACGACTTGTCGTATTTAGAAAAACTATTAGGCGAGCAGTTTGCCAAAGAACTTGAAAGAGACAAAACTTGGGAACAAAAGAATAACTATAGTCGTCCAGGTGAAAAGAAAAGCAGACTCCTTCGCCTTATGAATGCCATCCGTGCTCAAAAAGATATTAAAAAGCGTACTGCTGAAAAATGGTAACTATTTTGTTTTGTAATAGTGTTTTTTTATTATATCATAGTTTAAGATAATATCTCTTTTTTTCCAAGGTGTTTTGGCAAATTTAATATTTTCTACTTTGCCGTTTATTGGAAGTTTCTCTACAAATGTATCTTTACATATTTCCTTGTAGGTTAAATCTATTGCAGCTTTAAAAGGTTTTGGATCAATTGATTTTATTACTTGATCTATTTTTCTAAAGTAAAGTATACCCTCATCAAAGTCTTTTAGACGTAATATAAATGGTACAGGAGTTATAGGATCTATATTCTTATTATAGACATATTGATGTCTTTGGGCAATCGCTTCACTTAATGTTTGATTAAAAAAATCATTTCTATAAGTTCTTATTAATATCCAGTTTTTTGGATCAGGTGGTAGCCAACCCCCTTCTAGTTTAAAATGGCTCTTTATCAAAATATTGTGTGTAATACTATCTATTTTTCTTAAATCATCTGTATTATCAGAAAGTATGGTAAGATCTCTAGTGTTTTCTTCAATATATCCCATTACTTTGTGATTACCAGATCTAGGGGCGCCGATTATTAATATTTTCATACTTTATTTATATAGGAAGATGTGTTATAAATATTTGTATGAAGATACAGGACTTTTTTGATACAGTAACCAAAACGGTTAGTTATGTAGTTGTAGATGATAGTAAGCAATGCGCTATCATAGACAGCGTTCTCGACTTTGACTTTGCTAGTGGCAGAACCAACACTGCCAATGCAGATAACATCATCCAATATATCCAAATGCACAACCTCACAGTTGAATGGATATTGGAAACGCATGTTCATGCAGACCATTTGAGTGCAGCACCTTACCTACAAGAAAAACTCGGCGGCGACATTGCCATAGGCGCACACATAATGACAGTGCAAGAAACCTTTGGAAAGATATTCAACGAAGGCACAGAGTTTGAACGTGATGGATCCCAGTTTGATAGATTGTTCCGTGACGGTGATGAGTTTATGATTGGCGAACTACGAGCATGAGTAATGCACACACCAGGACATACACCTGCTTGTCTAACATATCTAATAGAGGATGCTGCCTTTGTAGGAGACACAATGTTCATGCCAGACTTTGGCACAGCACGATGTGACTTTCCAGGAGGCAGTGCAGCAGACT